GTGAATACAACTGTACCTCCACCACTTGGAGTGTAAGAGGTTATGTTGTAGTGTGTGCCTGCTGTTTGTAATTGACCATCTAACTTAACATCTATATCAGTGGTTTTTATTGAAGCAAAGGTAAAATTTTTATTATTTTGACCATCTGCTGTATATTCGATAAATGTGTTAGCCATTATTTATATATGTTGAGTATGTTGGCAGAAGCATATTGCTTTTGAATCTGAGCTTCTTTTTTCTTTGCTTGCTGTAATATCAAAGCTTCAATTTCTGGGAAGTCAGTAAGTCTTCTCCAAGCTAGGACACGAGCTTCTTTAAATATTCTATCTATAATCCTGTTATGGTAGTAATCACGTGCGTTAAAATCACCACGTCTTCCCGCCTTTATATCAGCATACATTAACTTCATAGATGCTATAATCTTGGGGTCTTTACTTAACTTATCTAGTTTCTGTTCTAGATTTTGTCTACCTATTTCTTTTTGAAACATAGACCTAATCTCAGGGTTATCAGTTAAATTAGTACCATCAGGTGCGTAGAAAACTGACATTCTTAAATCATAACCGCTATTAAATAAAAATCTTCTAGCGTCTGATTCTTCTAAATTTAATGATACAGGACTAAACATATTAAATGCTCTAGTCATAAAATCATAATCTCTAATAGGATTACCGTTAAGCATATCATACTTAATAGGTAAATCTCTAGCGGGTATGTACTCAGTAGCTAAGTTTCTGTTACGAAGAGATTGAAGTATACCAGAGTTAATTTCACGCATATGTGGTAATATTAATTTACCTATTTCATTACGTAAACCTGCTAATGGTACAGTATTATTCATCAAGCCGGCTGTAATACGTTCGACTTGACCGGGGCGTCCGGCTGCTAAATCTACAAGCTGTTGAATACCGGCTAGATAGGACTTACTAGATATAGCCTGAGCTATAACTAATGAAATCTTTTGTAGTTCTCTTTCTGTCCACTCTTCACCCATCAACATACTTGCATCACCAACGTCAGCAATAGTAGATAGTATAAGGTTAAAAGGTTCGATAGAATCATAACCTACACGTACACCACCTACATCTATAGTTCTTGGCATATAACCACCGTCTATCCAACCTTGACGTTTTTGTCTATCAGATGGACCATTACCTGTAAGTCTACCAGACATCCAAGCATTGATAGCCATAAAGGTTACAGCAGAACCCATCGCCAATCGACCTGTTTGAAGAGCTTTAGCATTTTCTAGTTCTTCAATAGAATTAATACCATACTTTTTAAGTTCAGCTAAGTTTCTATTTGTAGCAAATGCTATGTCATTAAACTCTTTAACTAAAAAGTTAAATCCGGGAGTGTGCTTACCTGTTAGTGCTAATCCGTTTACACCAGTTCTAGCAAATAAGAAGAAAGGTCTAACATAGGGATTAGCTGTTAGCACGTCGTTTAGACCTTTTGCAAAACCTGTAAGGTCTTGTGTTAAAGTAACTTCTTTACGTGCAAAGTTTGCAGCTTCATCTTTTATGTTTCCGTTAGCATCAAATATCTGACTGTAAAAATCATCTTCATATAGTCGCATCAAGTTAGCATCAATCTTTGGCATTTCATAACCATTGCCTTGCATGTCTAATACTCGACGCATAGCCTTTTCTCTCATTTTAGCTCTACCTAATAAGAATGTAAAGGCATCGTCAGTCGCTGCCATTATCTTAGTAGAGTATGAGAAAAGATTATGATTATTTATACCACGTACCATATTAGTAAAAGCAAACACAGCTCTATCTGTTGCATCAGCTCTACCACTATCTTCTGCCCATTTACGGACAACTTCCCAGTTGTAGTCACTTTTTGTAAATTCTGTATATCGTGTTCTGATAGTAGATAAATCACCACTCCAGTAACCATTCAGCTTTGTAAAGAATAAATCAAATGCTTCTGGTATAGCTTCTATCATACCGTTCATAGATGCAAGACTAGCTTTAACAGTAGCTGAGTCTCCAGTAAACGGATAGCGTAATGTAGCACCTAAGAAAGTTTGTAAAGGTCTTAAGAATGTTGCAGTACCTGTACCAAGAAGTGCTCGCATAGGAGTTTTAGGTCCGCTTAGTACACTGTGACTAACCATTTCTTGTAAACTTCTAACTAATGCACCAGTACGATCAGGCGAGCTTTCATCTAACTTACCACCTCGTAGTATCTTTCTAGCCCAGTTATCAAAGTCTTCTAAACTATTGACATTCTTCATCATAGAAAACGCTTCAAATAAAGCATTTAATAAATTATCATCTGGGTCATCTTTAGCTATTTTTAGCATAGACATGATAGACTCTTTTACGTCTTCCATCTCTGACTTAACAGCATTATTTACAGCATCATTTAGCTGTGCTCTAGTTTTGCCTGCACCAAATGATCTAAAATAATCTGATGCTACAAATCTAGATTTCTTTGTTTGGAATAAAGCAGTTAGCATAGTATCAGCAATTTGCTTTGCCGGACCATCTATATCGTCAAGAGAGACAAGGTCTTTTAACTCTCTACCTGCAATTCCAGTATCTCTAAGTTGTTTTAATAGTGAGCCTACAACTAAGTCAGCTGTAACAACAGTTTCACCTGCCCATGTTTCATAGACTTCTTCTCCTAGTGGTATAGTAGCCGGTTTTTTATCAAATAAATCTTTTAGATATTCATTAGGTGTCATGTCCATAGGACTTCTACCTTTTGTTATTTGATGGAAAGCTTCTATTGAATCTCTCCAGATTTCACCTAATAGTGCTCTATTACCTTTTACAGCATCTAGTTCTCGTGCAAACTTTTCTGTACTCATTAAGCTACGTAAAGTAGTTTCCACAATTTCATCAGTTGTACCACCAAAGTTAGCAACTCGTTCTCGTTCTACTGCTGTTGTAACACTACCAGTTGACCCATCTTCTGAACCCCAGTCTTTACGTGTACGTTTTAATTGTTCTCTCGCATCGCCTGCGTCAACTTCTGATATATGTGCACCTTGATGCCTGTCAGCAAAAGGTTTGTTTTTATCAGCTCTAAATTGTGTTTCATTACGTCTGAGTTGTGCTAACGCAGCTGTAGTTGTCTGGTTTTCTATACTACTATTACGACGTATAATCTGTCGTTTAACAGCTTTACCGCCCTTACCTAGTAGATAACCAACACCATCAAATGCTAATCCTATACCCATACCCTCTACGATGTTTTTCAGCTTCATCATAATAGGATGGTCAGTTTCTTTAGTACTTAACGGTGTATCTATCCAACCATAACGATCTCTCATAGCAGCTAAAGCGTTATGCCCGTCTGACTCTTTAGATATTAAGTCAGCCATAGCACCAATCGACATAGCTCTTGTTATGTTACCGGCTCCTAATAGTGCTGTAGCACCACCTGCTAAGATTGGTACTCCGGTAGCTGCAAGTCCTTTAGCGGCTAATACAGTACCTACAGCTAATGAACCGAAATGAACTGTTCCTCTCAGTAACTGACCCCACCATGTTCGAGTAATAATAGGGTCTTCTTTATTAACAAAGGGGTCCCAATCTGGTGTATAAGACCCTGTTTCTTCTATCTCTCTTTGTCTTTCTCCAGAAAGTGCATCTATTGTACGCTCTCCAAATGTGGTTACTGATGACGCAGTGTCTTGTAAACCACCAGACAAACTAGATTGTAATTCTTTTGCTATTCCTTTGATACCCCACTGATCTGCATTACGTGGGTCTTCTTGGGCAGCATTATAGTTTTCGATGCTTTGAGCTTCTACAGCACTTCCTTCAGTTATTTCATCAGAAAGTTCTTGAGCTCGGGCAACGTCATTCCTAATTTGATCTAGCTCAGACGAGCCAGAGGTGTCATAAGAACTGCTCATTCAGTCTCCTTTTTTTCTAAAAGTTCTTTTTCTATTTTGTATCGACCTATAAATTGTAGTAATTTCTGTACTTCATTCCAGTTACCTTCACCTGCTTTATCTAAATCCGTTATGCCACCAAATATCTCTTCGTAACTTTTACCTTCCTCGTTAGTAATAGGTAGCATGCCTAGATAACTAACATCTCCGTTAAGAACTAATTTCTTCTGTGATTCTAATGCTAGATTAAGAAGCATTATTTCTGTTTGGAACTGTTTATCAAAGGTTCTGCCTGCAATCAACATATTATTCTCGTTCATGTATGTTAGTATTTTCCATAAATTATCACCTCTGATACCATATATCCCATAAAGCTTGCCTTCTCTAACTTCTTTAGTTTCGCCGGACAACCCTTCTAACACTTCTATAACATCAGTCTCTGACCAGTTCTTATTTTCATAGTAGCCGTCTCGGTCAGCTGTTGTTACATAAAATATAGCATCTTCACCACCGTTAGCTTCCATATTTTTACTAACTTCTCTATTAAGAAGTATCTTGTCAAGCTCTTGTAGATTTTTTGCACTATTATTTAATACAAAAAAGACGCCTGCATCGGTGGGATTATGAGTTAATTTTCGTGCGTCGTAAGAATTTACCCTACCTTTTAGAGGAGATTTAAACTTTTCATATTCACCGGGTTTTGCAAGATTCATTGCTTCAAGTCTTCTAATCATCACGCCTCTCCAATCTAACTCTGGAAAAAACTTTGCTAGATTTTTATATAATGCAGGTGCTTCTCCACCAAAATCTATTTGATAGTTACCTTCTGCTAAGTACTTTAGTTCTCCGGGGTGTGCGGTTGTGTTGTTTAACCACGCTTCTTTTGTTTCTCTATCTGCACCGTCAAGAACCGTAGCATTTGTTAGGTAAACTTGACCGGGGTCAAACTCTAAGTTTGGATTAGGTAAAGCATCATTATATACGCCGGCTGCAATATTCTCATTTACTTTTTGTAGTGCTTGAGCTCGAGCGTCAGCCGGGTCAACATTACCTGCTATAAGCTCGTTTTTAATTCTAAAATAATCTTCATTAGCTACAATCTTAATATATTCTATATGTCTATTAGTCTGTAATTGATTAGCTCCTCCTAACTTTTTATCTTCAACATGAACAACTACATTATTTTGAATTGTATCTATTGAGAATTTATCGTCTCTTTCTCCTTTTCTTGTGTTTTGTTCAATTCTTTGTTTAAACGCTAATACGTCTGAATAAAAGTCAGTATGAATAAACTCGTTTACTTCTTCATTTGACATTAGAGTACCATACTTCTTGTATCGGTCTTTAAATCCTATAAATTTATTTTCATAGGTCAGCTTATCTCGATCTGCGTCAATCTTACTTAACATTGTATCCATTCTTTCTACTGATGCTGCCCATTGTGGACCCATCTGCCAGTAAGAAAGACCAGTTCTACCGTCTGAATGAGAAAGTTTGTGTTCATTTACCAAGCGATAATAGTCTGCACGTGTTAAACCTAAATTTTTGTAAGCAAACTCAACAATCTTTTCAAAATCTTTTAACGACCTATCTAAAGCTTCGGTGTCAGAAAAACCCTCTGCTTTATAACCGGCCATCTTATTTCTAATCATGCCTGATTTTGTATCAAATACAGAATCAAAATCTAAGGTTCCGTTTTTGCTATTGTTAAGCATCCCTAGAAGTTCCTGTCCACCACCATACAGAACTTGATCGCTTAATGTTTTTTCAGAAGCACTACTCTGTACTGTTTTATCAGAACCAAATTGGTTCTTCATGTCAGCTTTAATGGTTGGCAGAAGATGTTTTATAATATCGCCATCACTAATTCTATCGTTAGATTTTTTTACATAACCAAGATAGTGAGCTGCCATTTCATAATACCACTCCAGTTTATCTTCTGGGCTAGTTAGTTGGTCAAAACGTAAACCAGTTTCAGAATGTAGTAAATGAGACTTAGCAATGTCAACAAAAGGATTCCACATAACAAGTGCTTGTTTAGCAGCATTATCACCTGTTAAAGTTTTACCTTGTTCTAAAGCAAGTTGAAAGTCTGTTAAATCTTTTTTCTCAAATTTAATAGTTCGACCATCTGATTCAAAAGTATAACTACCAGTTTTCTCGATTGACTGTTTAGCTTCTCCAATAAGAACATTGATATCTTTATCGAGAAGAGCAGCTTCCTTTTTAAAGTCTATATTACCCAGAGTAAACTTGGTCATATACTGGTCATCGTTACCCTTCTCATAGATGGTATTTAAGTAATTTCTGTTATCTTTAAACTCGTTATACTTTTTGACCATTTTAATGCCGTCTTTTGTAAGACTGGCTAAGTCTTTAAATGCTTGATCTCTAACTTTTAGAGACGCATTAAAGTCTTCTATATTAGCTTTAAAGAAAGCTTGGGTGTCTTTAATTTGTTCATCTATTGCTTTATTAACAGGCTCTGTAAGGTCAGGCTCTGTTTCAGCATAGTTAAGTTTAGGGTCGAAGAAAGGAGCATCTTTGCCCCTTCCAATCGAATCATAATATCTTGAAAGTGAATCTGTCATTAGCCTCCCATCCCTAATGTTTCGAGAATGTTTTTACCACCAAAGCCACTATATATACTAGCAACACTACTTGCAATACTTAATGCACCACTCAGTCTATCGCTTGGTGGCATCAATACAGGTGCTCCGTACTCTGGTCTTATACCAAGGGACTTTCTGTTAGAAGCTAGTACACTTTGATATTTTCTTCGGTTTGCTATAAATCTTCTCTGCATGTTAGCACCGAACTGATTTTCTATACCGGCTTCAAGTCTTCCTCGAGCTTGTAATAGTTTAAGTAAATCTTTCTTTCCGGCAGTTCTTGATCTGCCTTGTTCAAAACTTTTAGCTGTATTTTTGTTACCTGCAAAATAACTTGCATACCCTTGTTCTAAAGCTCTAAACGCTTGACCTTGGGAATACAAAGCCATTTGGTAGTCATCTGATATACTACGACTAAAACCTCTTGCAGCTAGGTCTTGGTTTTTTACGGCTTGAGCTTCTCTGTTAAAAAATTTTAGAGACTCAGAGCGATATCTTGCATCTTTCTCTGCATGTCTTTGTCGGGCTGCATGTCTTGCACCCGCATTAGCATCTACGCACACGGCAAAATTCTA